CCTCCAGTAACACTAAAATCTCCGGGACGTTTTAAAAACCGTTGATCAAAAAACGCTTGATTTTGTATGTCGATAGCTTGTTTAGTTGCAGCCGCCTGTGCCGCCGCTAATGCGTCCGCGTCACCTTGCTTAACAAACTGAGGGGCGGTAAAGAATTGCCGCCCTGCTTCGCCCGGCCTACGTGCAGTGTCACGCGAGTAATCGATTTGTTTACGTACGGCTTCGTACTTAGGGATACTGCCTTGGTAGCCAACTTTTTCTTGGGGTTTGTTAGCTTGATAGAGGCCGTACAGACCACCCGCCGCACCCGCTACCGAACGCCAGTCAACCTTACCGTCCTTCATAAACGTATCTTTTAACGCGTTAAACGCATTAGCGCCTACCTTTTGCAGCACCCCACCTAACTGGGTAGCTAACGCAGGGTCGGTGGATAGTTCAGGAAAATTTGTTGACAGATAATTTCCGATAGCAGCACTTGCTTCTGAGTTGTAGTCGTAGCCAGCCCCCGGTTGTATGTAGCCCAACTCATCGTCATCAACTGTTTCGTCGCCCAAGTAGCCCAATTCATCATCATCCATGATCTTATCCTCTCAAAATTTTAATTAACGCGTCGTTTACGTCTAGCGCATCATCGACTGCGCCGCCTCTGGCCATTTTCTTCTTTGACTTTTGTTTTGACTTTGACTCCGGTTCTGGTTCCGGCCTGTTTGCAAAAATGCTTTCAAAGTCGTAAATATACTCAATATCTTTGCTTTCGGGGGTTATTACATCCACGCGCTGTTGTTCTGCCTGTTGCGTGGGGGTTGTGATGGGCGTAACAACCGGTGGTTTTACAACTGCAGGTGGCTTAACAACAGGCGGTTTTACCACGGGTGGTTTAACTTCCACCAGTTCGCACTGGCCAGTTTCTAAATTACGTACATAACCTTCAGGGCACTCGGTGGCTTCTTCTTTGTCGTCATCGGGAACGCACAAACCATCTTCAAGGTGGAAGCCGTCTGCGCAAGGGTTTTCTTCTTCTTCTTCTTCTTCTTTCTCGTCGGGAACGCACGCATCTAAAGTTTCATCGTAATGAGTTCCCGTTGGGCATTCTTTTTTGCCCGTTACAACAAGTTCCTCAACATCATCATTTCCCGTACCGCCTGTAATTGAGTCATTACCCGTACCGCCCGTAACCGAGTCGTTTCCGTCTCCGCCAGTGATGGTGTCATTGCCAGTACCGCCCGTTACAGTTACGGTTTCAAGACCATCGTTCCCTGTACCGCCTGTGACGGTGTCGTTGTTGGTTACGCCTGTAGGTCTACCATCAGTTACAACTACTTCTTCTTGTTTTACGGTCGGTACAAAATCATCATCAGTGGGTAAATAGTCAAGCGGCTTATCACCCTTTACAACGACGGTATTATCCGTGACGTTAGTCATGTCCAAAATGTCTTGGTTACTCAGGCCGCTATCTTTAATGGTATCAGTTCCAAGGGAATCAATGTAGTCAAGAATTGAATTTAAATCCGTAGTGTCTGCACCAGTTGTGCCGGACGTGTCGGTAGGGGTTGTAGTTTCTGTTGTAGTTTCGGTAACATTACCGCCCATGTCGTCGCCAGTACGCCCGCTAGTTGTCAGGTTGTTAAGCAACCTCATGTCTTTTCTAAAGTCAGCCAAACCTTGCACACCACCATCTTGGTACGCTTGCAATTCACCGGGTTGGTTTCTTAGTTTTAGTTCCGCTAAGTCTTCATCGGATAGAGTGGTTATGGCCGGGGTAGTGCTCGTAGTGCCAGTTGCCCCACTAGAAATGCTATTGGATAAACTAATAGCATCCGCCAATGCACGGGGATCACCATTTTCTAAACGGGTTATAAGGGTTACCGCTTTACCCGCAAGAGTTGTGTCGGGGCTGTTGGTTAGCGTACCCAAACTAGTAAGGGCTGCGCCGACGTTTCCATCTATTGCGGCTTTAGTTAAATTTGCTGCCGCCGTTGCATCTTTAGCGGTAAACCCACCTACATTGGCGCTATCAAGCCCAGTCAGTTTTTGTAAGTCTGTATTGCCAGCCAGCGCTGTGATCGCCCCAAATGGGTTATCTTGATCAATCGCTTGGCCTACTTTTAGCGCCGTATTGATGTTTTCCATACCGGGAACCAGCCCGGTGCCTCCAATAACTGCGCCAACTATATCGCCTCTTCTAGCAGCATCAAGGGCGTTATATGCCGCAAGAAATGGAGCCGCTCCCGGAACGAACGACAAACCTATTTTGAGTAAAGCTTCATTGGTAAGAGTACCCAGTTTACGACGATCTAACACCGCCCCATCGGATTTGCGAATTAGCTCCGTATAACCGGGGGTATTACCACCCCAACTGGCGTACTCTGTGGCTAGTTGAGCTATCTGGGTGTCAATATCGTCACCCTCAATAGCCATCTGACTGGCTTGTCCAGTTAATCCTGAGTTAGTTATGTTGTCCGCAGGGGGCGTTGATATAGCAGACAGCAACTCTTCATTGGTTGTTGGTGGCGTATTAGAAAAAGTATCAATAACCGTATCAACAATAGACGGCGTAGAAACGGGCTGTTCTACAACTGCAGAGGGCGGTGTTTCATAAATTGGCGTGCCTTGCTCATCAGTCTGTAAATACGTAGGGGCGGCTGGTGTTTCTACTACTACTCTGGGTGGCGGTTCGCCAGATGGTGAGTAACGTCCTTCGTTTTTGCCGTAGTTGTTGTAGTGAAAGTTTGCAAAGTCGTCGGCACTCATTCCGTAACTATTGGCGGCATAAGCACCAGCTACATCAGGATTGGCTTGGAAGTACGCATTAGTTGGAGGAGGCGTGTAGGCGGGCTGCTCGTACACGGGTTCATACACAGGCTCATACACGGGTTCGTATACAGGAGCTGGCGCTGTATATACAGGTTCTGGAGGTGGGGCAACAGCTTCATAACGCGCTTGAACGCTTGATAAATCAGTACCAGTAGCGCGAGCAATATCTTCTGGACTCAGGCTAAACTGATTCATGGTCGCGGCAATGGTTGCATCATCCGCGCCGGGATTTGACAAGAACCAGTCGAATATGTCTTTATCTGTTATTTCCATTATCCAACCTTCCAATTGGTTCCGTCAGAGTAGACGGGTGTAGCTACAGCACCACCACCAACGACCGTTGCGCCAAACGTAGGCGTTAACGCATCAGTTACAAAAGACCTTGCACCTGCGCCCGAAGTGGCTGCGCTTGGTAGTGTAGCTACAGTGTAATTAGTTAAAGCAGGAATAATGACATCTACTTTTAACTGGTCAAGAATAGCATCCACCCTATTAAAGTAAAGGCGGAACACGTTGTTTAACTGATCTTGATATTGCTGGCTGTACTCCTGCGTTGCCAAAGGTAAGTTAGGGGCAACGACTTGGCCAACTTCAAACTCGGAAGTAACAATCATGAGTTACCCCTGCGGCCATCTTGTTTGATGTCAATACGTGGGCTACCCAACTGCCACGCACAACCTAATTGGTTTGACTCCACTTGCAGGATCATCTGACGACCACGCACCCGAACATAGACCTGACCTGTAAACTGCTCAATGACTGAGGTAGATGTACGAACAACAGTAGCATCAGAGTTTCCACCTAAAGATATAGGATTGTTATACCCAGAACCGGAGTTCTGCATGGGGATCAGCGTCATCGTAACTTGCGGCGAAGCTGCGCTAGACCCACGGAATGTAATGTCTGGGAGCATGCGGTAGACAAACCCAAAGTGATCGCCGTCATCAATGTCAAACTCAGCAGAACTTATAATGGCGTTAATGGCTGCGGGTGTTCCGGTTTCATCGTTATCTACGCCTTGTTCATGGTTTACTAAGTTGGAGTTGTATGTAGCGGCCAACGGGAAATCACGTAAGCCAGAGTCAAGCCAAGCTGTACGCCCTAACGTGCCATAAGCCCACACGCCTGCGCCATTGTTTTCGGTGTAATTAAACGTGACGTATTTATCAATGACATTACTACTGGCAGAACAGTAGAACCACCACACTTCGTTAAAGCCTTCGTTAGTACCAGTAAAAATTTGAGCCGTTTGCGATAAGTTAATGTCTTGAAAGATGTATTGACGTAAATCACAACGTAGGGTTTGTGTACGGCCATCATAGGAATAGAACTTATCTACACCCATCCAGTACACAATACCGGACGCAATGATTGCAGAGTTAGGGCTAATGATAGAAATGTTATCACCCAGTAACTGTGTGCTCCAAACGGCTGGTGGGCCTTGGTATTGGAATGAATACACCGCTGAATCTGTAAACACCACAATCTCTTGTCGAGTTTGGACGCACGTTACGATTTCCGAGCCGTGGGATAACTGCAAACTGCTAGATTGATTGGTTGCCGTTGGAGTCCAATCTACAACTGATTCCTGATCCGACCAACGAACCAGCATAGGGTTTTGTACAATACTGCCAATTTCATTACATCCAAACGCAAATACAAATCGGCTGGAATCAGATACAAACAAGAAGTTTTGTACAGTAGGAACGTCAGATGCACCGGACAAGGTTGTAACAGCCACACCCCTTGAGGTTACGCCAGAAGTTGCATCCCAATAATAAATAGGGCCGCCGCGATAGCCAAACACCAAGTCTTCGCCAAAGTTATTCTGGCTCCAAAGGCGGATGTTAGACAGCGATGTACCGCCATTACCCCAAGTTCCTTCACCCCATGTGCCACCACCCCAGCCAATTTGAGCACCAGAAATAGCTGGGCCTACAGGAATTTCATAAGCGGCAACAACAGACGCCCCACCACCGGGAGAGCCTGCGATGGCCGTAGCATTGGGGGTGACGGAAATAACAATGCTGTATGAGTTGGACGATAGAACAGTAACTTGGAAGTTTTGGTTTAAAACTGCGGCTGTAACGTTAGTGCCAACACCGCCAATGTCTACAGCACCGCTAAAGGTTACAAAATCACCAGTAGTGCATCCGTGCGCTGTGTCTGTGACCGTAACAGTTGTAGATGCAGTTAACGCAAACGGGTTGTTGTTAATGGTAGAAGAAGCCCTGAGCGGCGTAATATCAAAATATGCCCCGCCGTTTTCAATGTAGAACTTTAGGTTTGTACCAACACCCACCAAATTTAAAAAACCAAGCGTTACCCAGTTCCACAGAGAACGGCATACGCCCTGAAAGGTAGTCGCAGAAATACGCACCCACCCGCCAATTTTTTCAGGGGTGCCTTGGCGAAAACGCATTTTGTCAGAAACATACCAACCGTTCTCATTGGTGTACCGAGTGTTCTCTTGGTTAACACCGGCTTTTAGGGTTAGTTTTTTAAGCGGCATGGGTAGTCCTAAGAAAGAAACAAGGCGCGTTCGTCTATGCGACGCTTTTGCAGCCCTTTGAGAATTTTACCTCCCGCCATGCAATACTTCAAGAGTTCTTCTGCCGCGCCTTCTTTATCGCCTCTAATAACCTTTTGACGAAGCGTAGAGCGCTGTAGCGTTCCCAAGCCGACATTAAAACTAAAACTAACAAGGCCATCAAACATACCTTGTGTAAGTGCAACAGGGCAGTAACGTTCCACTCCCCGCTCAAATCTGTCCAAATCTGCTCTAAGTATTGCATTTACTTCCTCCATGCTGTATTTCCGCATGGCTTCGGCGGGTGGTTGGAATGCGTCGCGGTCGTCAATCTTTAGCTTGCCCTGCTCTGGAAACATAACATGCCCGACCCCCACCGTCCACAACTTTGCTGGGCATTTATACGGGTTCTGACGCACCCCCTCATGGTGGCGAATCATGTGCAGGCACTTGTCAGAGATGTTCATTTGCCAAACGCCCGACCGCCAAAGTGGAACGCAATGATTGAAGCAAACAGGGCTTGAGTGTCAGAGTCCCACAACATCTCAGCCAATTCTACAAACGTCACACCGTTGTGCCAGCCGTAGGCAAACAGTCCTACATCCACAAACACTAACAAGAAAAAGAACCCATAAGTAATGACGGGGCGAACGCTAGCGCGAAGGTTTCTCATCCATTGGCTAGTGCCTTCATTGAGCGAGGTGTCGTGGGCGTAGATTGCCTGCATCTCGGCCTGCTGTGCGCCAATCAAAACCTGCTGGGTATTAGCCGCGCTTTCCGTAGCCAACTGCTCTGACTTGATGTGTTCAATGCGCTCTTGGGCTTCAAAGCCAGCTTTGCGCAGTTCTAACTCACGGGTAATCTGCATCTGAGCCAGCGCTAACTCGTGTTTTTGGTCGGCTTTGTTTTGGAAGTAATCCAACAGCTTGGGCAAACCACCCATCAGGAACGAGATAAGAGTTGAGAGTAGAGTCAGCATGTTTAGACCTTAAAAAGGAAGTAAAGACAACAGGTAATTTACAATTCTGTCTGACAAAAAGTTTGGCAACACAGTAATTACATCCAAAAACAAGTTAGCGCCCCACCACGCACCGACAATCTTAAACGCCATATCTGCTTGCTTCTGGTACTCATTCATCGCCCACACTTTACTTGAGCGCAGTGTTCCATTGCTTCATAGATACCCACATACACCAAGAACAGCACCAAGGCAATGCCGCCAAAGAGCAAACCTATTTCCAACTGCTCTTGATCTTTGGCTTTCTTCTTTGCGGCGGCTTCTTTCTCACGCCGGGCGTTGTGTGCGTCTTCCACATCCATCGCCTGTGCGCGAGCTTTGATCTTGTTCCAAACGTCCACCTTGTTGGCTTGGAAGAACAGCATCTGTAATTCTTTTTCAAAAGCCGCCGCCTGATCCAGCGCCATCTCAATCTGCAAAGCCGTGCCCATAGAAGAGCCGCCTTTTTTCTTGGACTCTACGACCGCTTTAGTAGCATCAGACTTGGCATTAAAGTACTTACCGAGCAGTGGGCCGAGCGAGGCTACATCGTCAACCGTTTTGGACGCTTGCTTTATCAGTTTTACAGCCGACTGAATACCGGCTAGCGCTGTTATGGGGTCTATCATTTCTCAATCTTTTTCCACTCAAGGCACCAAACCTTTCGGCTATACACATCACCTGTCCACGTCCACCGCACACAGCGGTACTCAGTTTTTTTATCTTGCTGGCTTGACGCTCCCGGCATAAATAGCAGAAGTAACGTCAAACACCATTTCATTATGGCCAAAAAATAACAACAAGGTATGTACCTGCTATTACAAAGCAGGCTAAACAAGCCGCCGCAATAATTGTTTCAATCCAGTCCCACATGGTTGTTTGTCTTTATATGTTTGTTACCGATGATGTATAGGAGCTAGTTGTAGCAGTTAAACCAGATACTTGGTCAGTCATAGAAGATGTTGAACTAGTGTAAGAAGTTGTTGAGCCCGTCAAAGAAGGTGTTCCGTCAGTTAAAGTTGAAACTGCGTACGTAAACGAGTAACCACCAACTGTATATGTTCCAGTTAGTGAGCCGTCATCTGGAAGTTTTGCAATTAAAAAATCATTTGTGCCACTAACATTTGACGCACCACAGACATAAATATTATTAGAATTATCCACGGTTATTGCAAATCCATAATCGCTCCCAGAACTACTAAGAGTTCGTTGCCATTGAAGGTTG